CGCGGTGGATGCCCTTTGGGGCGACCAAGGCGGAATCCGCCAACCGATAACCCTCGCGCCGATGGCGCCGGGACAACCACCCGCACCACCAGAAGACGATGAGTGAGATTTTTCTTTATGACCAGATAGGCGGGCCAACCGCCAATGCAACCGCCGTCCTTCCGGACATCCAGGGGGCGGACCCTTCCGAACCGATCACGGTGCGGATCCATTCGCCCGGCGGGAGCGTCCTTGATGGGGAAGCCATCCTGAGCAACCTCCGCTCGCACCCGGCCGGCTTCATTGCCCAGGTTGATGGAATGGCCTTTTCCATGGCAGCCAACATTGCGCTGGAGGCGGACATGGTGGTGATGCCACCGGACGGTTGGCTCATGTTTCATTTTACCCGGTCCTTCGAGGGCGGAACCGCAATGGACCTGGCCCGCCAGAAGATGGTCTTGGACCGCATGGACGAATCCCTGCTGGACAAGCTGGAGGCCAGACTCGGCCCGAATAACCCAGGCCGCGAGGTTCTCGATAAGAGGCTGGGCGCGGAATGGTGGGTTGATGGCAAGGAAGCTCTGGCCCTCGGCCTCGCGGACCGCCTCACCACCGGCGCCGCCCTGGCAGCTTGTGCGTGGCCACGGCCGGCGACCGCGCCACAGGAATGTTTAAACTATCTTGACAACCCGGCACCAATCCCAGAAACTCCCACTGAACCTTCCAGACCTTATGAGAAAATTGTTTTCCTTGCTCGGTATCGATAGCAACTCAGAGCGCCCCACAAAAGAGGCCGCGGTTGAAATGATCGCAGGCACTCCCGAACAGATCGCGGAAACTTTCGAGACGGCCCGCCAGGAAATCGCCAAGTTGCGCGATGACAAGGCGTGGGTCGAGAACCGGCTCCGGGAAGATATCGAATCCCTCCGCGCGGACCGGCTGGAACTTTCGCAGAGAGTGGAGGAAAAGGATTTGCAGATCGTCCAGCTTCAAAAGGACGTTGATGCCGCCAAGGATTCCGCATCCGATAAGGCCCGCGAAATGCTTCGTGGCGCCGGCCACGCTCCCATTGCTGATGCAAACATCGATCCGGACGCCGCCACCGGCCCGCTCGGCCATGACGAAAAGACCTGGCACGACTACCAGAATATGAACGCCGGCGCTGATCGCCTCGCATTTGCGGAAAAGAACAAGGACGCCCTGGCCCGCTACACCGCTTCACAATAATCTCCACCACCACTGACCCATGGCCTTAGACCCTGATCTAGTTATTGACCGCCTCGCTGATCGCTTCATTGTGAAGCTCGGCAATGAATTCGCACCCCACCGCGCTTTCTCGCTGGAGGCCATCCCGGGTGGAGTGCCCACTGGCCGGAACACCATCCAGGTGGAACTCTCCAATGACGCATCCGAGGTTGAAACGAACTCAACTAACTACCAGGTCAAAGTGGGGAGCGACAATAATAATGCCGCCATCACGGTCAATGAATACTCGATCTCGTGGGTGATAACATCCCAGGAGCAACTCCAGGGACAACGCTTCGCAACGGGACCGGGCCGCAATGCCCAGGCGCTTTCCGAAACGATCTGGGGTGCAGTCAATACTCTGCTCCAGGCCGCCACCTTCACCAACACGGTGGACACGATAGCACAGTCAAGTTTCGGCGCCACCAATCGCCAGCAACTCTGGGCCTCGATCAATAACGGCTCGGAGCCAATTCACCTGGTCTTGGATAAGACCGCCCTTTCCTCTCTCCTCCCGAGTGACAAGAACAGCTTCCAGCTGTCCACCGAGGGCGCGTATGGATTCGATGGTATCCACAGCAATACTTATCTCACGAACATCGAGACCAACGCCTATGGCTTTGCCTGTTCTCCCCAGGCCATGGTGGTCCATCACGGCGTACCGCTTCGCTCGCCGGCAGTCAGGGATGCCATCAACAATACCGGCCGCATCGAAACTCTCCAGATCCCCGGCGGACTGGAAGTGGAGCTTGCGGTCTGGGCGGACACCGCCTCCCGGGCTCAGTACGCATCCCTTGCAATATGCTACGGGATCGCAGTATCGGACGCCGGCGCCCTGACCCTCCAAGAATCCGCATAATACAATGCGCGCACCGGAGGCCATCGCGGTTCAATTCACGGGGACCGGGGAGGACTGGTCCGCCACGGTTCTTGCCATCGGTTCCCCTGGCCACGTTGAGGCGGCCGCAATCGCCGCGGCGCAATCAATCAAGAGTGGCGCCGGAGTGGCGTGCACGTATTCAACCGCGGACTTTTCCGCCGCCGGCCTCTCGGATATGAACAAAATTCTGGAGGACCGGAGAGCAACCCTGGCCGCCCAACCCGCCGCCATTGATGGCCGGATAGCGGCCGCCAGCCAGGCCGCCGAAATGAAGGCCGCCGAACTCGCCACCGCCGAGGCCAAGGCCGCCGCAATCGTTGCGGACGCCCAGGCCGCGGTTGACAAAGCAGAGGCCGCGGTCAATGCGGCCCTGGCCAGCAAACCGGCCGCCCCGGCGAAAAAGGCCGCCAAGGCAAAGAAGGCCGCGAAGAAAGCCGGACGCCGTAGGTGAAGCCGGGAATTCTGGCCGGCCTTGCTCGCAGCTTGGCGCGTACGGCCTCGGATGTCCTGGGGAGTGATTCACTCCACATTGACGGCGGCGGCGGCGTAGAAGCCATCAGGGGCGACATATCGCGGGGAGAGGACTATCCGGACGACGTGGCCGAACCGGAGAGCACGCTGCAGGTGGTAGTGACCACCGAGGAATTCCTTTCGGAATACTCAGACCCTGCCCTATCTTATGTGAACAAGCTGGCGAACTACGCCGGCGAAGACTTCCGGATTGCCGGAATAACCGAGAACGGTGGGCTTTATACCATCGCACTCAGGGACGACCAGCAGGGGATATGAAGATGCGATTTGAGGAAGACCCTGGAATCACCATGGAGCGCCTGGCCAGGAAATTCTCGGAGGATGCCAGCCAGGCCACCGCCCGGCTCGCGGTGCGTTTCGGTAAAGACCTTGCCAACAAGACCCAACCGTGGGGACTAACGGCCAAGGCAAAGAAGACAATCGAGAAGAGCATGGAACGTTCGGCCCGGCGGGTCTGCTACGTGATCCCCCCGAAACGCCCGGAGCTTCTGAGGAGACTGAAACAAGGCGGCCGCGGGGCCCGCGTAAAGTTGAAATATGGAAGCTGGAACGAAGTCCAGCCCGGCCAGTTGAAATCTGACGCCGCCGAAATCAATCGGCACATCGATAAAATGAGAGGAGGCAAGGCCAACCCGCCCGCCAATCTTCCCTGGTCATCCATGATTGTGGTGAGTAATGCCGCTTTCAACCGGGCCATGACGGCCCGCCGCAAGCGGGTGGGGATTCACAAGGGCGGATGGCTGGGCGCCGGAGTGGCGGCCGGGCGCCTACAGGCTGGCCCAGACCGGGCCAAGATCGGAAAGAATGTCGCCTCATGGGCTCAGAAACACATGAGGATGGGAACGGCCCGGTGGGACGGGGACCGGCGCTATATGCTCCTGACAAATTACGCCGTAAATATTGAAGGCCTTTTGAGTCTGGCCAGCCAGGTTCAGGCCTTTGATGATGCCCAGGAGACCACCCTGAAATGGTACCGGAAGGCCATCAAGCGCCGGGAAAAGGAACAAAGATGAACGAGCAACTCTGCAGCGAACTACTGGCGGTTGACCTGGGAGACATTTCCGGGCTTACATTCCACGCCGCGGGCGCATCGGAAACCGCCGAAAAACCGTATGGGGTTGTGAGATTCTCAGACTTCGCAGAGCATCCGGTCCTTCTGGGGAATTTCGACGGGACCGCCACGGTTGACCTCCGGACCCTTCCGGAAGAAACCACCCAGGCCGAGGTGGACGACTGGGCGCATGAAATCCTCGGCCGGCTGGCCGGGACTGATACCATGGACATCGCCCTGGCGGGCGAATATTCCGCCGCTCAATGCTGGGATCCCAGGACATCCTCCAGCAGCATCTCAGATGGCGTGCGGGTGACGACCATTAGCGCCACGGTTTCCCTGGTAAGTTTAACTTGAACACCGAGGAAATTTGATGTTTCATTAGCGTATGGCTCAAACGGCGTATGGCGACGGTGGCTTCAGAGGCCTCGCGGACGAAGAAAGCGACCTGGGGCTGTACATCGCATCGATGTCCTTGGCCACCACTGAGGATATCGTCGAGGTTCTCGACCACGTCGGGGAGGTAAACGGCCTATCCAGCGGCAATGAAACCGCGAACATCTCGGCCAATGGCGTCACAGTCACAGCTGCCACGCTCGGCGTGACCATCGGGAGTGCCATGGGCACCATCGCCAATACCGCCATGAAGGGCATTACAGGCGTCTCCGATTACCTGGTCCACTCAGCCACCCTGGAGCGGACCAATCAAGGATGGGAAACTGGGTCATTTGAGGCCCGCGGTTATATCAACCTCTCCCTGAGCTAACTTTCAACCAGGCGGGCCAGCCTGAATCCGGCGCCCACAATGGAAAGATTCGCTAAAACGCTCACGGTGCGAGACCTCAGTCTCGCCGCGGCGCTTGTGGCTTACCATGTTCCACCGGATCCGCGTGGGTTTGAAGACCACTTTGACGTTGATGGCCGGCGCTTTTTCGCCTGGCACTTCCTCGACCGGACCACTCATACGGGAGAATTAACCGTGGATTTGATCGCGGCCTGGGCGGATCCGGACGCCTTCAATGTGAAACACCCGCGCCATACCTGGTCCTATATCATGATCTCCTTCAAGAACCGGGAGCATTTACGGGAACGCTGCAGCAAGAATGCCCCGAAATACATTATCCAAAAGGGGAAATCTGTGGCGGTGGTCGATCCGGCGAGCCCGCGGTCAACACAGGAAACGATTCTGGCGAAGATAGGAATATGAAAACACGGGAAGAAATACAAAATGACTACTGGGCCGGCGCGGAGATTGAAGACCACCGCTTCCACCACCTGAACCTCGAGCGCAAGAGCTTGTTGCAGGGGGTCTGGGCCAAGCTGGAGGCCGCCAGTGAGTCACCCACCGAGGCGGACCAGCAGCTTGTCGCGATGGCCATTTATAATATGACGAACGAGGAGGCGGCCGCCGCGGAGCCTGATTTCGATTTCCTGCGGGCCAGGGCCACCGAGAGGGGACTGGGGGAAATGTCCCTTGCCGCCGGCGCGGAATTCTCGGCCGGCTTTGCCAGGGACATCGCGGCCATGACCGCCTCCGCAACCAAGCTGGCTGGAGATGACGAGTGACAGTTGGTGGCGAGGCGCTGTTTCCCTTCCGGGCGCGGTGGACAACCGCCGCCCTGGCGGCCGGTCTCTCGCTGTCAGAAATCAGGGAAATACACTTTGTCCTTCTGCTGCAGATTGTCGGATGCCACGCCCAGGCGAATGGCGCCAAGCTGGTCTGGGCGGACCTGGTGGCATCGGAGCGGGAGACTTTACGAACTACCCTCGATAGTTTAAAAGAACCGCCATGGCCTCATCCGGATTTAAAATTAAAGTTGGGCTCGACTCTACCGCCGCCGAGCGAGGGCTGGCCAATATCGGACGAAGCGCCAAGAAGCTGAACCGTTCCATGGGGCGCCTGGCGGGCAAGGGGCTGAAGCTGGGCGCGGGCCTGGCGGTGGCAAGTGGCGCCATGGCGGTCTTTGCCGGCATCAAGTTCATCAAGGATTCCAGCAAGGCGGCCGCGGATTACGAGAAGATGGGCCTTGGGTTCAAGGGGTTTTTGGGGTCCGCGGAAAAGGCCGCGGAACGCATGAGGGCGATTGAGAAGATGTCCATGGCGACGCCCTTTGAGCCGAAAGAATTGGCGGCGGCCTCAAAGAAACTACAGGCGCTCGGCGGTGATACCGCCGCCATAGGCGAAGGCCTGGAAATGGTGGGGGATGCGGCTGCGATGACCGGCGAATCGCTGGACGTTATTGCCCGCAATGTCGGATTATTATTCCAGGGACTGACCGCGGGTGGAGAGGTGGGGGAGGCCACCAATATGCTCCAACAAACCGTGAAGGGATTTGCGGCGGTTAAGGGGGAAATAACTGACACGGTGGCGGCTATGAGGAAAGGTGATAGGGCGTTCATGAGTTCGGCGGAGGCCTTGAAACTCATCCAGAAGGGATTTGT